CTGCTTTTTGTCTTTTTTTGACCCTAAACATTCTTTTGAGACGTTTATTGAAGTCTTTAAAAAATGTATTCTTTTGCTTAGTGCCTTTTTTGACAATGGTTATCTGTTTAACAAAACTATCTGAAAGATAGTCTGCTTGAAATTTCTGTAAGGTTTTCTGTGTATATACACTTTCTCCGACATTATCTAGTGTAGTCCCTGTGCGATTAATTGCTCTTCTAAGAACGTTAAAACCTACACCCACATCTGTCTTCGCAGTGAATGATTTGACTTTGACAAACTTTCTTAGTTTAGCTGTCATTATAGGGACATACGGTTTTTGTTTTCTTCTGACTTCTGCCTACGCTCTTCCTCTTGAATGAATGCCATTAAGAGATTAACATAAACATCACGCTCCCAAGGAATCATATTCTCCAACTCAGTTAAAGAATACTTATGATGTTGCATCAATGCGAAGTTAGTCTTGTAATAATTTTCAAGACTGTCATGCATTAACGCTACTCGAAAAAAGACGCTAACCCTTCTAAAACTACTTCACTTTTTACGTTGGTCTTGGGATTCCATACCTCAAGAGTATGAGATAGTTTAGGCATAGTTTCAAAAAATCCTTGTATCTTTGCAAACTGGTCAGAATTAAGATTCTCTAAAAACTCTAGTGCTTCTTTGTGAGTGAATGTATCATAAACCTCTTCTGCATCATATACTTGGTCAATACACCCTGCTGCTAACTCAAAAATGTCCTCAACAGTAGGATTATCACTCATGTTTTGTTGGATAAACGCATCTAATGAAGGATACTTCATGATGACACCAACATTACCATCTAATAAAATCTTATTAGTGTGATTCTCTGGGACAAGTACTTCAACTTGCTCTAAAGGCACTTGGACTTCAATTTGAGTCTTCTCATCATCAGGTGCAGTCATTTTAAACTCACTGATTTCACCAACTGCTTTTGCTCTAATACGGAGGAAAATATATTCAATCTCGAAAGTAGCGAGTTTGTCAACTCCTGTTTTTAAGTTAGTGCAGTTTTTGATAATAGTTTTAACTGCTTTTATCATTTGCTTGTTGTCTTGAGACTCCATTGCAAGATAAAGCAATTTCTCCTCTTTCACTAAGAAAGGTCGGTATGATACTTTTTTGCCTGTGATAGGCATTTCCAATTCATACTCAGGTATCGATAATTTAGGTAAAGGCATGATAACTAATTATATGTTAAGTATTTAGACGAGTATACGAAACAGGTTGGTCTTTATTATAGAAGTTAAAGTTAAACGAGATAATCGTCTTAGGTATGTCAATAGGATTAGCTGGTGCTCTATGTATAAGAAAACTAGGAAATGCTACAACATCACCTTCCTCTACATCTAATTCTTTTACTACGTCAGTAAATGGGTCTCTATATTCTGTTTTTGGAGTGCCTTCTGGCATGTCCAAATAGTAAACACCACTATATTGACAGTCATGCACGTGCCAACTATGATACTGTGCTTTTTTATATTGTTGATAAAAGAAATTCATGACTTCATATCCATGAAAAAACTTACCACACCACTGGTCAACAAAATCTGTTAAAACTTCATATATCCTATGCTCAACAAGGTCTAGATATGGACGAGGAGCATATGGGTCTACATCATAGTCTGAATAGATATCTAAATCGTTTGCTTGAATTCTTGTTCTTTGGTTTTGAATTGCTGAAAGTGCATCATCTTTATAAATCAAATGGTCTTTTATCTTCTTTTTGAAGATAGGACACCCAATCATTTCTATGCTCATACTTAAATACCTACTCTAGCTACGTCTTTTTGGTCTAATACAAATCCTAACTTACTTGCCACGTCGGTAATACTGTTAACAGTAGTATCACTTATGTTACTACCAAATTTTACTGTATTGTTACCTATTCTGTCAAATCTATATCTTTCAAAGTAGAATCCCACATTAAGTTTGACTAAGTCAGTAGGTCCGTTGTTAAATGACTGCTCGGACATATCATATGGGAATGCACCATACATCTGCCATACTGCAGATGAGCGATTTAATCTTGTAGTGCCAACTTCTTTGCCAAAAACAGTGACAGGTGGTTTGTATAACACGTTTGACGCGTTCTCCCATTTTAGCACATTTATTGTAGTTGTGTATTGTTCGTAAAATCCTGCTCTATTTTCTTGGTCTGGTGCAGTGCTTAACATCCATTGCTCAAAGAAATCACGATGATATTGGTCTTTTGTTACTAGAAATTCTACCTGTAAGTCACCAAATGCAGTGTTAGTAGCATATTTACGTGACACACCGACGTCTCTTACCTCACTGGTAGTAACTCTTCTACCAGGTACAGTTACACTACTTGCGAGATAATTAATAGAATCGTAATGCTCTTGTGCTCCTCTATTAGTAATGAAACTTTCATCCTCTAACGCAACACATGGAGGAACAGGTATCATTAGCTCAAAAAGATTTGACTTCGATGGTGCTTTATAACCCGAAGATAAGTAGTCTTGAAACGCTCTGAATGAATTAGCTGACATTAAACTCTACTCCATATAAAACTACTAGGAATTTCAACATATCTACCCATAACATCCCTAACAAATTGCTCTATGGGTAGTGGCACAAAGTTTTTAAGCTCCTCCTTAGGGACTATGTACATGTTTGTGGCACTTGACATAAAGTATTTATGGTAACATCGCTTAGGAAATGCTTGTGTGCCTGATGACCACGAAGATGCTACTCCTTGTCTTACTGATGGACGTAAATAATGTAAATTACCACCAGAAAATTGACGTTTATTGAAATCTACGTCACTGATGAGTGTCATAGGATATGTATCGAAGAAGGGTAGAAGTTCTGTTTGTGCTGCATATTGGTAAAATACAATGTCACCTACAGCAAGTATTCCAGAAACTGGCTCTAGTTTACTCAATAACTCACCACGATACCAGTCTTTTGACTTAGTTTTACCTTGTGTAGACTCTTTTATATCTGAAAAAATAGTCATACTTTTAATTCAAACTCGGTAAGTATCTTAAATTGCATACGACGGTCTTTGCAATATTCAATCGCTGCTTTCCATTTTGCTTCATTTACAGCGTAGGTTTTAACTTCTGTTAGATATTTTCTTGTAACTCTGCGTTGTTTTTTAGGAGGTGCAGTCTGTTTACTGGGTTTGACCTCAATAACAAACTTTTCCGTTTTACCACTCTTAGTCCTTGCTCTGACATAAAAATCGGGAAAATAACGATGAATTTTCCTATCAACAGGACTTATATAAGGTATAATAATCTCTTCACTCCCCCACTCTATTACATTTTCATTCTTATCACACCAAACCATAAACTTTCTTTCCCATAAACTCCTATAAATAATATTAGTCGGGTCTCCCTTGTATTTGAATTTGTTTGTTGGTTTGTATTTTCCCGAATAAGACATAAATAACAAAATGGCGATAGGAAGCTACAATATAGCTAGCAACAGCACTCAAGGAAGTGGCATGGAAACCCTTGTGTTTCCTCGTTCTAAACCTTATGGTGCTAATTCTCGAGGTGCTCAAGACTCTATAACTAGAGATAAAAGAAAAAGCACTGAGGTAGTAGACTACCTTAAGATTACTATTTATGACCCCAAAGAGGGTAATAACAGTAGTTATAACTATCTCAAAAATAATAACGTCCAGACTGATACAGTAAAGAAAAGTATATATCTATATTTGCCAAATAAACTTAGAGAAGGATATCAAGCAAAATATAATGGTGTAAAGTTAGGACCTCTAGGTGGGTCGGCAATAGCAACTGCAGCAGATATGATTGGTGAAGATGGTTTAAACACCAAGAATATTGGCGAGTCAATGAAGAAAGTCGCTGATGCTGCCATACCCACTGCAGGATTTAGTCTTGGTGCGCAGGCTATCAATAAGGCACTACAAGTTTCAGGAACTAATATTACTGGACAAGACTTAGCAGCATTAGCAACAGGTAAAGTATTCAATCCATACGAAGAAACTGTATTTCAAGGTATGGAGTTTAGAGACCATAAGTTTGATTTTATATTTGCACCTAAAAATCCAAGTGATGTAGAGATTATTTTAGATATAATAAAGACATTTCGTGTTTCTATGCTCCCAGGTAGAGATGGAAGTCATTGGTTAACCATACCTGATTACTTTAGAGTAGAAATTGTAAGGTTAGTCACTAATGAGGATGCAGAATTATTATTTCCCTCTAGTGGAAGTAATCAAAAAGGTGTGTTGCAGCAAATTATGCAATTCCCATCAAAAATGATATTAGCAAACATGGAAGTGGATTTAGCACCATACGGACCTTATGCATCTTTAAAATCAGCAGACAAACAGGATGACACATATGATTATGGTCCTGTAGCATATAACTTGAGTTTATCATTCAAGGAGACATCTCTTCTCACTCGAGAGAGTTATGGACATGATAGTAAAGGGAGACCATCATGAGTAATTACTTTTCATACCTTCCAGATGTGATGGTAAGGACAGCAACTTATCGTCAGAATAATGTTGACCCATTTGTAAGAGTAAAGAATCTATTCCGTAGAGTTAAAGTAAGAGATGATATCAAAGGTTTAGTCACTGGATTCACTCAATACACTATTGGAAACAACGAAAGACCTGACAATGTTAGTGAGAAGTTTTATGGTGACCCTCAATATGATTGGGTGGTATTAATGACAAATAATGTAACTAACATATATGATGAATGGCCTATGACTGAGGATGAATTATATAAGTATTGTCTTTCCACATATAGTAGTCCAGAGGATGTCCATCACTATGAAACTCTTCCTGTAAAGGATACTAAAGGAAATATTATATTGAAAGGAGGACTACAAATACCTAATAATTTCACATACACACGTGCTGATGGGACAACAGTGCCAACTGATGACCTAATTCATGAAGTCACTAACTATGAGTTTGAATCAAAGAAAAATGACTTTAAACGGAATATATACCTCTTAAGGCAACCATATCTGTCAACATTTCTTGAAGAGTTTCAATCACTCGTTGAGTATTCAGATTCACGTGAGGTTGATGATGATACAGGTGTTAAGAAAACTACGGATGCAATCAGAGAAAACTTCATTCCTGTTAAACCCACATACTCTACAAATATCGGTCAAACATCATCTATTGACTTTGCAGTCCAACAAGACTTTGGAAATATTACCGTTGATACCACAGGTGCAACTATTGAGCAAGGACAACAACTTGCTGATGGTAGCACAACTGTGACTGAAGAAACAAACGTCGGTACACAAACAAACTACGACTCCTCATCTTCAGAAGAATCATCACAGAGTAGCTCTAGTGGGTCTTCTTCATCTAGCGGAAGTAGTAGTAGCGGTAGCAGCAGTAGTGGGTCTAGCGGTAGCGGTAGTAGTGGGTCTAGCGGAAGTAGCAGTAGCGGTGGTGGTTCTCAGGGAGGATACGGTGGCTATGGCGGTGGATATGGCGGTGGATACGGACAGAGGAATGGTAACTCGGGAGGAGG